AAAAACAAAGAAGACATAACATTCTTTGATCCTAACGAAGTGCCCGACTTGTATCAAGCGTTCTATAGTAATACAGAACTATTCGAAGAACTTTATGTAAAGTATGAAAAGCAATCTGGCCTGCGTAAGAAAACTATGAGTGCTGAAGAAGTATTTAAATCAGGCATCTTGAAGGAGCGCACAGACACTGGACGCATCTATCTAGTGTTCATTGACAATGTGATGAAGCAAGGACCGTTTGATCCTGAATACCACACCATTTACCAAAGTAACCTTTGTTGTGAAATACTTTTACCTACTCGTTCTTTTAAGCGTCTCGATGATGCTGATGGGCGCATCGCTTTATGCACTCTTGGTTCAATTAATTGGGGTGCCTTCCGTAATCCTGAAGATATGCGCAGGGCTTGTCGCATTCTACATAGAAGCCTCAATAATATACTGGACTATCAAGATTTCCTATCAATTCAGTCGAAGTTGAGCAACGATGAAATCAGACCACTGGGAATTGGTATCACCAATCTTGCCTACTGGCATGCCAAGCGTAGTTTGAAATATGGTGAGAAGGATGCTCTGGCAGAAGTCAAAACTTGGATGGAACATCAGACATATTATCTAACTGAGATGAGTGTTGAACTGGCTGAGGAGCGAGGCCGATGTGAAGGCAGTGATCACACACGCTATGGCCAAGGACAGTTTCCCTGGGAACTTCGTGCAGTAGGAGTCAATGAACTGACTGATTTTACCCCGGAACTTGAATGGGAAACACTTCGTGCTAGAATGAAAGTGAGTGGCGTTCGTAATGCTACTAATGGAGCAATTGCTCCTGTTGAATCCAGTTCGGTGGCCATCAACTCAACCAACGGCATTGAAATGCCCATGAGCCTGATCACTGTGAAAGAAAGCAAGGCCGGCAGTTTGATTCAAGTGGCGCCCGAATACAACCGGTTGAAAAACAAATATCAACTGATGTGGGCACAAAAAGATTGTGATGGCTACTTGAAAACAGCCGCAGTACTAGCTGCCTATGTGGACCAAAGCATCAGTACCAACACATTCTACAATCCTGCACACTTTGCAGATCGTAAGGTACCAACAACTCTAATTGCTCGGAACTTGATGCAGTCGCACTACTGGGGTCTAAAAACTTTCTACTACAGCCTGATCAACAAAGCAGGTAGCAAAGGTCAAGACGAAGTTGTTGCACCATTGGAAGCGATTGAGTTTGATGATCAAGAAGATTGCGAGGCATGCAAGCTCTAGCATGAAATGGTATGAAAATAAATGAACTGTTAGAAAGTGCAGATGACATAGAGTTCAAGGCAAAAACTCTTGCTGTTGATGCACACAAGAACCAAAAATACGGTGTACACCCTTATGTCACTCATTTGGCGGATGTTGTTGCCCGTGTTAAAACAATTACACAAGACCCGGAAATAATTGCTGCTGCTTGGTTGCATGATATAGTGGAAGATACAGATGTTACCTTAGAACAAATTAAACAACAATTTGGTGACAATGTTGCCAATATAGTTTGGGCAGTAACAGGCCGCGGAGAGAACCGAAAAGAAAAAATGGCAAATGCTATTGCTAAGATTGCTCAAACTCCAGGAAGTGAATTGGTAAAGAGTGCAGACCGATTGAGCAATGTTTCTGCCAGTTTAGCAAACAATCCAAAAAAACTTAAAATGTACCGAGATGAACACAAAGATCTGAGTCCAGTCTTGGGCAATAATGCATTAGCCCTAGAGCTGGTGGATTTATTCAAATAAGGAAAATAAATCGTAATGTTAGAAACCATTTGTGATGTGATGTTGGATGCGTACGAGCGCAATTGGTCAGCCGGTGATGATTGGTTTTACTCCATTGATGCAAAAAAAGAATAACAGGAAAATATTAAAATGAGCCAAGCGCAATACAACTTAAAAACAAAAACAGATTATCTCAATCGTAAGATGTTTCTGGATCCTGCGGGTCCTGTGACCATTCAACGCTTTGAAGAAGTCAAATACAACAAGATTGTAAAATTTGAACAAGAGGCTCGCGGATTCTTCTGGGTGCCCGAGGAAGTCAGCCTGACCAAGGATGCCAACGACTTCAAGGAAGCCAGCAGCACAGTCAAACATATTTTTACATCAAACCTGCTGCGTCAAACAGCACTGGACAGTTTACAAGGTCGTGGACCCACACAGGTGTTTACTCCTGTGGTATCAATTCCTGAATTAGAAGCCTTAATGTACAACTGGGGATTCTTTGAAACCAACATTCACAGTAGAAGTTACAGTCACATCATCCGTAACATCTACAATGTGCCCAAGGATGTGTTCAGCACAATCCATGACACAAAAGAAATTGTTGAAATGGCCAGTACAATTGGCCTGTATTATGATCGCCTGCACATGATCAACTGCCGCAAAGAACTACAAGAAGATTTTGACGAATATGAACACATCAAAGCCATCTGGTTAGCACTGAATGCCAGCTACGGACTAGAAGCGTTCAGATTCATGGTCAGCTTTGCCACCAGCTTGGCCATGGTTGAGAACAGAATCTTCATTGGCAATGGCAATATCATCAGCTTGATACTGCAAGACGAAATTCTACACAAGGACTGGACAGCCTGGATCATCAATCAGGTGGTCAAAGAAGATCCACGCTTTGCCCGAGCCAAGCAAGAATGCGAAGCCGAAGTGTATCAAATGTATCTAGATGTGATTCGTGAAGAAAAAGCCTGGGCCGACTATTTGTTCAATCAAGGTCCAGTGATTGGACTCAATGCCAACATTCTCAAAGACTTTGTGGACTACACAGCCGTGGGCGCACTGAAAGAAATTGGTATCAAGTATCAAGAACCTGCACCTCGTTCAACCCCCATTCCGTGGTTCAACAAGCATACAAACACAGCCAACAAGCAGACAGCTTTGCAAGAAAATGAAAGCACAAATTATGTCATTGGCGTGATGTCGTCTGACCTGGACTACGAACAACTACCGGAGCTATAAAAATGAATGACGATATTCGACAATCTATTGCAGCAACCGCACCCGGAGTAGATGATGCCTGGTTTGATGCTGGCGGTTTCCAGACCTACAAACACCCAACACCTATCAGTTATGAAACTGCCACAGACAACGGCACAGTAGATACACTAGAAGGACCTGTGGACTACACCGTGGGTCACAAGATCATCACTGGTCCCAAAGGTGAGAAGTATCCTGTGAGCCCCATCAAGTTTGCTGCATACTACGACGACAATGGTGATGGCACAGCAACACCCAAGAAAATCATGAAGGTGGCAAAGATTGCCGACCATGACGGTGTTGTCCGAGCCAGCTGGGGAGATTTAAATTATACCAAGGGCAATGACTACATTGTGAAACATGGTCCTGGTGACTACGGTGTTGTGAAAGCAGACATCTTTGCCAAAACATACAACAAATCAAAAGAAGGAAAATAAATGAAAGCAATTATATGGTCAAAAGACTCGTGCCCTTACTGTGTTCAAGCCAAGGCGATGTTAGAAAGCCGCGGCATAGATTACGAAGAACGCAATATTACACAAGGCACCTGGACCCGAGAACAACTATTAGAAGCTGTACCAACAGCTCGAACACTGCCACAAATCTTCTTGGACCAAGAACTGGTGGGCGGATTTACAGAACTTAGAAAGAAACTAACAGAATGAATATTGAAAAAACAATGGGACAGGTTTGCACATTTAAACTCAATTCAGGAGAAGAACTGATTGCAAGAGTAGAACTGATTGAATACAATTTTATCACAGTGAGCGAGCCAGTCAGTGTGGCACCGGGCCCACAAGGACTTGGTCTTGTACCCAGCGTGTTTACCGCAGAACGAAAGGGTTCTGTCACACTAAATATTAACAATGTTGCAATCTATGCACTCACTGACGAAGAAGTCAAAATGAAGTACATTGAAGCAACCACTGGCATCCGGGTGCCGGAGAAAAAACTTATACTAGGATAACATGCCAGCAGTACAGCGAGTAGGCGATTCAAATTCAGCAGGCGGTCAAGCCACCGGTGGCGTGGCTTCTGTACGAGTGAATGGCAGTCCTATTGTTGTCGCGGGCAACGGTGTCACTGGGCATGCTCCGTGGGGAAAACCGCATCCTCCACATGCTTCTGCCACAGTCAAAGGTGGCAGCGCCACAGTGCGAGCCGGCGGCAAGCCAGTGATCCGAACTGGAGATACCGACACCTGCGGTCATCCACGATCAGGTGGTAGCTCCAATGTAAGGGCTGCATAATGGCAGCAATACTAACACCATTGCAATTGCAAGCAGGTGCTGCTCTGCTGCAAAATACAGGAATTGACATTCCTTCTACACTGACAACAGCAATCACCAATTATACCTCGTTGCCGTTGTTGGCAAATTTGATTGCAACCATTGGTAATTCTGGTTCTTTGCCCGGCAGTACACAAACAGCGCTACAGACATTTGCAGGCAACATTGGCAATAGTTGTCCTGCATTGGCGGATTCCATAGTGACCGGAACTGTGTCGTCGGTGTCGTCTACCATTGTTGATCCAGGCATGACCGGCATCATTACATTGACTGCTGATGAGTATTTGGGCAACAACAATGTCAGCAAGTTTACACAGATATTCAACACCGCAGCAGCGTATGCAGACACTACAAATATCTTTATCAACAGTGCTGTAAACGCCAACACTTATCTGGCAGACACATTCACCAACATGAATAGTCTGACCACCGGTGGATTGACAGATGTAAATTTGGCAACTCAGGCCATGGGCGATGATTTGTTCAATGCCGGCTATTGGATAAATTTAGGTAACTTGGCCAACCTGGGATCACCCTTGGCCTTGATACAACAAATCTCATTACGATCGGGCACAATAACTCCGCTGATTGGCGCATTGTCTGATGCCGGCATAAATGAAAATATCATATTGAACCTAAGCAACAATGATTTAATTGTCACTGACGATGTGCAAAAAATCATGTACTTGGCACTGACAGCCATAACAGGCTCTACGCTAGAACAGATACTGCAAACACTTGGCATATGGACACCCAACATCAATTCATTGGCAGATTTATTAAACCCAGCCATAATGCTGCCCAACAGTTATGCGTCATTGACAACAGCCACTGCTGATGGTCTTCGTGGCATCTATATAACACCCGAACCTGTGCCACCCTACAGCACTTTAGATCAAGAAGCCGCAGCACGAGTAGTTGAACGCCCATTGGCATGTGCAGTGCGACAAAGTTCCACGATTCCCACCACCAACAACACCAGCTCAGGTGTATTTTACACAGTGAATTCTAATTTGGAAACTACACTGCCACCGTTTGGTATAAGTCTTGAGCGCTTGTCCATCATAACTGAGCCTGGCCTGGCTTTGGCTAACAAAGCGCTTGCCAATGCTCTATTGCAAATTACCAACATCAGCAGAATGACATTGCCACAGTTGTCAGATGCATTCTTGGCAGTGGAAACAAACACTGACTTGCCAGATATCACTGCACAGACTCAGGCTGTTCCGCAAACAGATTTAGATTACTATGCCAACACCTATGCCACGGGTTCTGGCGACAACGGCACAATACTGATAACAGATATTCTTGGCACAGCAGTGGGCACCAACATCATTGACAGTTTAAACAATTCTGTCACAGTTATCAATTCACTGTATGCTGCTGGTCAGCTGACCAATCTAATTACCATTTACAACAACATGTTGGGGAATGTGGCATCGGACGCCACAATACTGACCTTGATTGGGCAAGCACAAACTGAAATTGGAAATATTATCACGGCCAACCCTACACAGACCACAGAACTCAACACATACTTCTCAGCAATCAGTTCACAGATAACGTCAGAAGTCTCTTTCCAAACAGCAGCCGCAATAGATGTTGCAAATGTTGTGGCCAGTCAAACCTCCACTCAAAGTTTTATATTCTCTTTGCCCAGCTACGGCGTTGATACCAAAGTAGGTGGCACTGCGCAATATCTCGAAGATGTTGCCAATGTGGCCACAGCAGGCGGACAAGCAATAGTGGCCACCTTGAGAGAAGGACGCAGCAAGTTAGGACTAAACAGTTCAGGCGTAGGAACCGCATCCAATGTTGTGCCTGCTGATCCAGATCAAATACCACCACAGGCAAATTTGATACCGTCCATAGTGAGCGAAAGCGCTGCCCGGGCCAATGTAGTTTACTAATCTGTTGCTAAAAAACAACAAAAATTACCCCAAAATCAGGGGTTTTTTTGTGGCATAAAACGGTTGACCCAAAATCGCCATTCTGCTATAATACAGTTATGAAATTAGATGTTAACGAAATTTTGCAGTGGGCCGGCGCTGTATTCATAGTGGCCGGGCATAGCCTGAACGCCATGGGCCCGGAGGCTTACCCCTACAATATACTTACATTCTTTGTGGGAACAATACTGTTTCTAGCATGGACTATTCGTGTTGCAAATAAACCACAAATGTTTGTGAATCTTGTAAGTGTAGCCATTGGCTTTTCTGGGCTGGTAAAAGCATTTGGTTGACTCAAAATTGCCATTCTGCTATAATTAATGCATAAACAGCAAACAGGAGCCAGAGATGATCAAGCAATTTGTCCAAGTTAGTGCCCACAGAGACAGCAACAATTTTGCTCATTGCAGTAATCTAAGCCTGATGGCTGATCGCGATATGAGCGCCACACAGGCCCTGCACTACCTGCAGGTCATGGCCGATGACTATGCCCAGCGCGGATATGCCATCGAATGGATCCGCGAAGACTTTGATGCAGTGTACGAAGAAATGTACGGAGAATTGTTTGCCTAATTTTGGTTGACCCAAAATTGCCATTCTGCTATAATATACATACACAGACACAAAAGGAGTTGATTATGGGCTACAAGGTACTGGCAGACAAATTCGAGACAGACCTGATGCGTGTCAAATACGGTCCACGGGCGGGACTTGAAGGTCCGTTTAACTTCTCGGGTCGTGTGCTCTACTACGATGTCAAACAAGGTCAGTACTATGATCCAACCACAGACTTCTATGTGGAACGCGACGAGATGGACATGATCAACAACAGTTTGATGGCGGTACTGGCGGCAGCATGATATCAATCCATCCTGATCTTAATCTGTTTGAAGTCATGCTGGTGCAGGAGCACTACAG